CCGGTCGTGGGATCGCGCACATACAGGCACAGCCCGCCGGGCACCAGCGCCGGGTCGGAGGTGTCGAACCACAGCCGATAGGCCGCGGCCGTGGGGGCGCTGGGGCCGACCCATACCGCGCTCGCGCCGGTGTCGGCATAGGTCCCGGCGGCCGTGCCGACCGCCAGCACGCCCTCATCGGTGATCAGATACGGCTCGCCGGCCGCCAGGGCGTTGGCCGCCGCCGCCGCCGCGAGCTGGGCGCGCGTCCCGCGCTTGACCCGAATCCGCTGCGCCATGATGGGCTAGAAGGTCCCGCCGTCGATCACATCCACCGCCAACGCCATGAACGCATTGCCCGCATCCTTGGTCAGGGCGATCGAGGCCGAGCCGCGCAGCACGCCGTCGCTGCCGTCGGTGCCCCACAGATAGCCGGCCGTCCCGCCGGCCACCGCGGCCACCTTCTCATCGGTCGAGCTGGCCGGGATGTTGAGCGCCGTCTTGAACGCGTTGACGGTGATCTTGGTCTCTTTTTGTCCAGCACCCGAAGCATCGTGGATCAGCAGGAAGTCGGCGGCCCCATCGACCGCGGGGATGGTGGCCAGATCGTCGAGCGCCGGCACCACCGGGATCCGCGTGGTGCCCCCGGTAGCCAGGTGCAGCGTGCCGCGGTCGGTCGTGACCAGCGGCTCGCGCGCCAACAGGTTGCTGTTCGGCAGTGCGGACTTGAGGCCGCCGCGCAGTTGAATACGTGCCATGAATCAGGTCCTCATCAATCAGAAAACGCCGCCGTCGATTGCCCCAATCAGGTTCTCGGCAGCGAACACGTCGGCGCGCACGCCGCGCGGGTCGTAGAGCACCGCCTGCATGTCCCCGTCCGCGCCGGGCGGCCCCATCGGCCCGGCGGCCCCGGCCGGCCCGGCCGGCCCCATCGGCCCCGCCGGCCCCTGCGGCCCGGTGGCCAGCGGGGCTGCCGCCACCAGCGCGCGCAGCTCCTGCACCTGCGCGCTGTCGGGCACCTCGATGCGATAGCGCGTGGTGTAGCGCGGGGTGGCGAGCTCGATCGCGTAATAACTCGGCGCCCCCTCCGGCAGCGCCAGCCCCGCGTTGGGCGGCAGGTCCACCAGCGCATCCGCCGTCAGGTCGCGGCGGACCAGCACGTGGCGCAGCGCCTCCTGCTGGAAGCCCAGCACTGGCGCCCCGGCCGCATCGACCAGGCTGATCTTCAAGCTGACCGGCCCCAACTCGCCGGGCGCGGCGGCCGGATACGGGATGCGCACCTGCGTCATGGGCGCGGCCTACAGCACCCGGCCCAAGGCCGCCCGCGTCAGCGGCTGGTCGCCGACCCAGGCGCGCGCACTGCCGGCGCGCTCCGGCGCCACCGCACCGCCCGGCTCCGGCGGGCGCGGGTCCAGCCGCCCCTCGGCGATGTCGAGCAGGCGCCGCATCGCCGCGCGGCCGGCCTCCTCGATCTCCAGCGTGCGCGCCAAGCCCACCGCCAGGCGGTCGATCACCAGATCCACTGCGATCATCCCGAGCAACGGCGCGGCCGTGCCGACCGCGCTCGGCCAGCGACTGACCAAGGCGCCGTCGATCAGCGCATCGACCTCCAGGATGGTCGCGGCCACCCGTGCCGGGTCCTCGGCGCCATCGGCATCGGCGTCGCCGTAGGCTTCCAGCGGCAGGGTGCCGCGGCGGTTGGCCACCGCCTCACGGGTGGTGTAGCTCATCTCAGCCGGCGCCGGTCGAGGCCCAGGCCAGTTGCGGGAAGCTGTAGCCCACCACCGCATCGGCTTCGATCGAGAACAGGAACTCGCCGGTCATCACCACGTGCGAGTCATTCGGATCGGTGACCTGCGCGGTGGTCGGCGCCTGGCGCTGCAACAGCACCAAGGCGCGCATGCCCCCGGCCTCGCCCAGCAGATACCACGCGGTCTCGCTGGTCAGCTCCTCCCACATCACCACCGTGATGCGGCCCTTGTAGGGATTCGGCTTGCCGTCCTCCAGCCGATCGTTCATCGCCAACACCATGGCGATGTCTTCCAGCGCCGGGGGCACCAGCAGCACGATGTTGCGCACCCGCACCGGCCGGCCCTGGTCGTTCTTCATCGTGCGCAGCGCCTTGAGCCCCGCGCCCAGGCTGGCAATCGCCGCGGCCTGGGTGGCCGCGCTCAGCACCACCGTGCCCTTGTTGCTGTAAGTCGCCGCTTTGCCGTTCTTGCCCGTGGTCGGATGGTCGGTGGCGAAGAACGGCTTGCCGTCAAAGCACAGGCCGGTAAAGGCCTCGTTGAGCGCGGCCCCGGCCAGCTCGTCGGGGAAGTACGCGGCCAGCTCCCCCTGGCCGGTCGCCTTGGTGCGATAGATGCCCAGGCGATCGGCTTCCAGATCGCGCTTCTTCACGCCGATGGTCGACTCGTACGGCTCGCAGGTCAGGCTGTAGGTGAACCCGGCCAGCGCGTTGACCACCTTGTCGCCGACCCACTTGCGCCAGTTGGGCAAGCTGCCGACCCAGTCCATGGCTTCGGTGATCTGCGCCGTGTTGATGGTGGTGGTGAACCGCCCGTACTGGGTTTCGGTCGCTTCCAGCGCCGCGTTGAAGGTCGCCCGGATGTTCCGGAAGACCTCCTCGATATTGGTTTTGTTGATGATCATCGGATGGTCCTACGCGTGCGGAGTGACAAGCAGCACCACGGTGCTGGTCGAGGTCGCGGTCGAGGCCCCGCCGCCGGTCACCGACAGCACGTCCCCGGCGGCAAAGGTCGCCGCGGCGCTGGGCACACAGGTGTCCACATCGCCGGCGGCCGAACTGGCTTGCGTCACCGTCATCACGCCATCGGTCACTGCCGTGGCGCCGATCTTCAGCGTCAGCGTGGCATCGCCGCCGGCCAGCGCCGCGTTGAGCACGGTGAAGCCCTTGCTGATGGTCCCGGCGAACGGTGCCACCCAGCGCAGCACCGCGGCGTCGGCCGCCTTGTTGCTCAGGGCCCCGAAGGTGATCGCCTGGGCGCGCGCGGGCGGGGTCCAGCCCACCGCCACCCACACCCACTGCGCATCCACGTTCACGATCTGGCCGGCCGCCGAGCGCGTACCGGCTTGGCGCTTGGCCACCGTCTGATCGTCGACGATCCACGCCAGCTCGCCGATGTCCGCCTTGGTGATCGCATCGGCGCCTGCCGAGTTCTCGAACCCGAACACCCCGGCGTCATAGTCGACGGTGAGCGCCGCCGCCGCGCCCGCATTGACCGCCCGGTCCATAAACACGCCGACCGCGGTCAGCCCCAGCGCGGTCGACCCCGGCACCAGGTTGCCGGCCGCATCGCGGCAGGCCAGACCGCCTTCGAAACAGGTGGTCGCCGCGGCCACCGGGCCGTTGAACGAACCGCCGGCAATGCGCGGCGCATTGCGGCCTTGAGTCAGCGCAGTCATGCCGATGCTCCGTATTTCGCCAGCAGTTCAGGCGTGTTACCGAACGCGTCCATGATGGCCCGCTGCTCGGCGTTGAGTTCCGCCGCACCCTGCGGCGGCTTCACCGTCCGGGTCTCTGAGTCCAGCACCGCGGGCGCGGCGGCGAGGAACGCGGTCAACCGCTCCAGCCCGCCCGCCGACTGCGCCTGCGCCCGGTGATACTCCACCGTGGGCGGCGTGATGCGCGCCTCGCGCAGACCGCGCTCCAGGAGCGCATCGACCTGCCGGTTGAGCTCTGCCGCTTGCGCGGTGCGCAACGCGGTTTCGGCCGCCGCCGCGCGGTTGATTGCGGTGTCGTAATCCGCGCGGGGGACAAAGCGCGACAGGTCCGGGGTCGCCGTACGCAGGGCATTGAGCTCAGTCTGCAAGGCGCTCACGGCCGCGACCGCGGTCGCCGCGTCAGCGTCCGCCGGCAGCGCCAGCGCGTGCGCCAAAGGCGCGGGGAGGAGGTCCGGCATAGTGGAGTTCTCGCTATTGAGCGCCGGCAACTGGCGCAGATTCGGTTTGTTGGTCAGCCCGACCGAGCTGAGCCCCGTGATCGAGCGATCCGCAGCGACGTAATACGCAGGGGAGTAGTAGCGGTACCCGCGCGACTGCACCGAGTCGGCGCCCTGGGCATTCCAGGCCACCGCCGCGGTCATGCCCTCGGGGTCGGCACGGAAATCCGACAGCCAGGCCGCGGCATCGGCGCGTTGCCCCAACGGGGCCAGCAACTCGGTGGCGTGCTCCCAGTCCAGCGGCAGATCGGCGCCCGTGGCATTGAGCGTCGCCGCCAGGGCCGGCGGATCGTCGAGCCGGTAGCGTCGGCCGTCGCGGCCGACAAAGGCACCGGCCGGAGCGAGCAACAACCGGGCCGGCGGTGCGCCATCGACCAGCGGCAGTTCACGACAGCATTCGGCTTGCATCACCACTGGCCCCCCGGCCGGATTGCCGGGGGGGAGAGGCGCGTGCTTGGGGGGATGGGTGGGGTGCGACATGGGCGCATGGTGCGCGCGCTGTCCGGTCGGGGCGACTAACGCCCTTTATTGCGCTGCCGTGCCCGCGCGCGACAGAGGCGCTAGGAAGGCCGTAGACGGCCCGCCGGCAAAACCGCTCCGATGGTACCCCGAGCGGCTGTCGCGGGCTGCTAGCTAGGTGCGCAACACGTGCGCAACATGGTCACGCCCTGGCCCAACGCTTGGGATCGCGGTCGGGGGCCGTTGGGGTTCGTTCCTCACCCCAACCTACGGCCGCAGGTAGTCTTCGAGAATCTCGATGATGCGCGTCCGATCCTCGTCGGAGATGCCCAAAAACGGCCGCGGCGGGATCGGCGCCGGGGCGCCGCCGGGGGTGTTGTAAAAGCGGTTGGCCGGGTTGCCGAACTGCTGCACCGCGCCATACACCCGGTTGGTGCCGACCTCCACCCCATGGCCGCCGTCGATCAACTGCCGGGCGATGGTGTCGGCCAGGATGCCGCTCTGGGTCAGCACCTTCTGCACCCCCACCGCGCGGCGTCCGCGCGCGCTCAGGCCCCCGGACTTGGTCACGTTGCTCTTCTTGCCCATGATCACCCCGAGCTTACGCGCCAGGGTGACCGCGCTGTTGGGCGCCCACTTGGCGCCGTCCGGGCCGCTCTCGGTCTCAAAGCGCTCGCGCGTGCTGGTCCACAGCACTTCGCCGATCTCCTCCAGCGCCGGGGCCGGGTGGCTGCACTTACGGATGAGCTGCGCAAGCCGGGCGCGCAGTTCGGCGTCTTCGACTTTGACCTCGAGGTGGAGACCGGCTCCGGCCATCGCGTGCTCCTGTCCGCTATACTATAAAAACGACTGGCGCGGGTTATCAGGCTGACTCAGCCATGCTTCGGCATGATGAGCTGACCAAGGTCGCCAACTTGGCCCGCCAGCCGTTTCAACGCAATCTGACCGCCCCTTTGGGCGGCTGTTGTTTGCCGCTGACCACCAGCGACAAGAACCACGCCTCTTGGTTTTGCGCATCGGCTTTGAGTGCCGCGCGATAGGGCTTATCGCCAATCCACAGCACCAGATAGCGACGCGCCGCCTGACCACCCCAGACCGCGCCGCGCGCGACGATCTCCGGAATCTGGCGATAGTCGTCGACCCCCACCTCGGGATGGCGCGCCTTGTGCTCGTCCAGCGTCGTGCGCGAGAGCCACAGCCGGTCACCGGTGACCCCAAACAAGCGCTGCTCTGCCGCCCCTAGAGCGGCCACGGCAAACCGCGCTGGCGCCTGCGGTGCGCCCGCGAAAAAGTCGTCGAAGGCCGGCGACGCGAGCGCCGCGCGGATCGGATCAGCGGCACCGGCAGCGGCTGGCCGTGCCGCGAATCCGCGGCCGGCGATGGCTGCCCGCAGGTCCTGCCCAATGCCCCCCGGCAACCGCTCTGCCTTGGCCTGGACTTCCTTGATCAGATCCCGCGTCGCTCCCGGCGCATGGTCCCACCCGTAGTCGATGCCCGCCGGCAGCACGTGCTCGCGGCCCTGGCGGTCTTTGTGCACATAGGTGCCATCGTCCGGGGTGGGGTCGGGGCCGGTCTTGCCCAGGCGCTGCAGATCCCGGTCCGCGAGGCTGGTGATGTAGCACCGGCAGCGCCAGCCATTGGGCGTGTAATGGCTGTCCCACCACGGATCATCGGCCGCGAGAACCGTCCCGTTCCAACTCACATGCAACGGCCGCGGATGAATCGACCCATCGGCATGGTGATATTGCAGATACGGCCGCTGGGCCGCGCCCGCCAGATGCTGCGCCCGCCGCCCGGCCTGGTAGCTGGTGCGCAGATTGGTCTCGTAAATCGTCGCGGTGCGCCACGCGCGCCCTTGCGCGGTGTCGCTGCCGGTCCAGCCGGTCCAGCCGTGGGTAGCCACCGCGGCTTCGAAGTCGCGCCGGAACTCCTCAATGGTGGTGCCCTGATCCAGGCCCTTGAGGACAGCCGCGTGCAGATCGGCTAACAGGTCCGCCTTGGCCGCCCCGGCGACGATGAAACTGTGGTCGTGCTCCTCGCCCTGGATGTCGTCCCAATGGTCGGTCGCCAGGTCGATCTTGTCCTTGAGGTAGGCGATGGCCTCGGCGAAGGGCAGGTCACCGTAGCGCACCTCAGCCATCGCGGCGCGCCTCCCACAGCGGCGCATTCGCCCCCCCGCACGGCTGCCCCTCCTGGATCGCCTCGCGCCAGGGCGTCGGCACCCCATAGGCCGGATGGGTGCACGCCGATTGGCCGCCCCGCTCGCTGAAATGCCGACACCAAAAGCACGCCCGCGCGTGCGTATGCCGCCGCGGCGGCACCGTGTCTTTTCCCACGCAAGCGTCGGTACTCATGTCGCCGCGGCCTCATCCACCACATCCGCCCGCCCCGCGAGGTGTGCCACCGCGCGCGCCTCGGCCAGCGCCGCCGCCAGCGGCCCGGCATCCAGCCGCGGATAGGCCGCCTCGATCATCGCCGCCGCTTCCTCCATGGAGCCGGCGGCGGCCAGCATGGCGCGCACCTGATCGAGCATCCCGCCCAGCGCGGCCTGACCCTGCGCGCTCAGGCGGGCCAGCACCGCGGGGTCCACGTCGGGCACGTCGGGCACGTCGGCCGCGGCCGGCCCGGCGGCGCGATTCAGCGCCGGCGGCGGCCGCGGGGGCGGCGCGTCGGGGTCCGGCTCCGGCTCCGGCTCCGCCGCGGCGCCCAGCACCTCCTCGCCGTCCTCCGGGTCGGGCCAGCCCAGCCGATCACGCACCACGCTCGCACCCACCCGCATCCCCAGCGGCACCAGCGCTTTCAGCGAGTCGGTCAGCGCCGTGATGTCCTCCGCATCCGGCTCGGCGATGACGATGCGCGGCGCCGCGTCCGGATCCATGGCGCCATGGTTCAGCGCCAGATAGGCGCCGACCAGATCCCGGTTCAAGGTCTCGGCGAGGTCCGCCGCATCGGCATCGCGGATGTCCTCGCGCACGTCGGCGCGCGCCTGGTCATTGCCCAGGCTGCCGGGCGTACCCTTGGTGCTGGCGGTCTGCCCCAACACCAGGATGCACAGCGCCTCATCGGCCCAGTTCGCCAGCGCGCGGAACACCTCCGCGCCGCCGGTGCCGCTGCTGCCGGCGGCTTGCAGCAGCTCGATGATCATCGAGTCGGGCACCACCGCGCCCCAATCGGTGCCGAGGTTGGCGACCGCACGCGCCAGCACCGCAATGTCTTCCTCCTTGGCCGCGACGCCGTATTTGCCCAGGCGCAACGGCATCCCGTAGGTCGCGGCGAAGCGCAGCCAATCACCCAAGCTGAAGCTCTTGGCCATATAGGCCACGGCCGCGACGCGCGCCAGGCCGCCCCACAGCGGCAGGCCGCTCATCAAATAGGGCTCGTGGATGATGTAGCGGTAGGGCGGCAGCGCCATGCCGTCCAATTGATCCGTGTCGGTGAGCAGGCGCAACTCGCGGCCGGACAGCCGGTCATAGCGAAACCACCGCGGATCGATCCACTGATAGCCGCGCACCTTCGCCCCGGTCTTGAAGTCCACCCGATCGCGCGGGACCCAGGGCGCGCGGCGGGTGTCCCAGGCCACTTCCACTGCCGCAAAGCCTTTGCCCAGCCCATCGAGCAGATCCCCGCGCGCGCGGCTGAAGCCGGGCGCGCGAATCAGCGAGCGGATTTCATCGGCCAGTGCGACATCGGCAGCGGCATCGGTCGCCGACTCCACCGTGACCGGCAGCCGGGTCACCGCCCGCTTGCGCGTGCTGAGCACCGAGCGGTAGACCGGCTCGCGCCGTTCCATCTCGATGGCGAGCGACAGGTAGGCCTCGGCCTCGCCGGCATCGGCTTGCTGCAACAGGCTCCCCAGGCGCTCGGGGTCCAACCCGCCGGTGAACACCGCGCCGCTGAACACCTGATGAATGCCGGTGAGCGTCGCCACCGCGATCGGCCGCTCCAGGTCCGCACGGGACCGGCGCAGCGGTTCGCCGCGCACATCGACCAGGCCGGCTTGCTCAGGCATCAGTAAACTCCTCGGCGCGCGGGGCGCACGGTGGTGGCCGCCGCCCGGCGCGGCGCACCCAGGAAGGCGCCCGGCGCGGGTCGCGCGCCGAAGCGCGGCAAGGGCACCGGCAGATAGCGGTAGTCGACCGCGCCGAGTTGCGTGGCCAGCCAGTTGAAGGCGCCGGCTGCGCCGTCCACCTGGTCGTCATGGCGACCCTTCGGGAAATTTTCCAACTCGGCGATCAAGGCCGCGTTCCAGGGGCCGCGCACGATGCCGACCTTGCCCTGGCCGGGCCCGGCGCCGGCCGCGTAGCTGGAGAGCGGTCCGGCCTTGGTCTCCTTCGAGGTGGTCTCCGGCACCACAATCGTGCGGTAGCCGGCCAGCAGCCGGATGAGATGATCCACATCGGCGATACCGGCCTGGCCGGGATCGCGGAACAGCCCGACCGCGGTCGGGTGCCCGTCTTCTTCCGCCCGCAGCCGGATGCGCGCCTGCACCGTGCCGGGCCGTCCGCGAAAGCGATCAACATGCTCGATGTAGATCATGCCGCTATCGGGGTCCAGCGACAGCAGCACGCCGGCCGTCCAGTCGGGATCCGGATTGGCCTCGCTGGGCAGCGTCGCGGCGCGGTCCCAGAAGCGCGCGCGCAGGCGCCGCGCCGGCAGCTCCGTGGCGTAAATAAATTGAAAGTCGGACTCGCGGAAATAATCGCCGGCCGCGGCGCGGATCAGCCAATTGCCATTCTTCAGGCGTTCGGCCTCGACCTTCGGCAGGTTCGATAAGCGCGCCATGTAGCCCGGATCGGCAGCCAGGCCCAGCGGGTTGTCCTTGTAGGAGCTGGCGACGAAGGTCAGGCTCAGCGGCTGACACCCCGGATGTCGTGCAATGAGGTCGGCCGCGGTGTCGGCCCACTCCAGTTGATCATTGATGCGCGCCACATAGCGGATGACGCCGGAGCGCTCCGGGATGGCGTAGCCGGTGTCCTGGTCGATCCACCATTCGATCAGCGTCGCCACCCACGAGTCCGGGTCCGGGTTGGTTGTGGCGCGGATGTAGGGCTTGACGGTGCCGGAGGGGTCGCGGTTACGGCTGACCAGGTACCAGAACTGGCCCTCGGTGAAGTGCGTCAGCTCGTCCAGGCCGATCAGCGGGAGCTGCGCGCCCTGCCAACTGAACTTGTCTTTCTCGTGCTGCAGGTGGCTGAATGAGAGCTTGGCGCCGGACGGGAACCGCCACTGCTTCTGCCCATACGGCTCGGCCCCCAGCAAGGGGTAAATTTTCTCCGCCGTATCCCACAGACCGCCTTCCGCCGTGATTTGCGGCGAGGTCCGCCGGAAGATCACCCCACCAAAGTCGGCATCGCCGGAAAAGCGCGCGCCCTCCAGGAGGAGGGCGAACGTCTTACCGCCATAGGCGGCGCCGCCATAGATGCAGATATCCGCCGCGGACGACAGGAACTGTTCCTGCGGTCCCGGTTGCGGGCGGAACTCGACCGCCGCGTCAGCCACCGCCCGCTCCGCGGCGGCCGTTATCCGGCAGATAGATCTTCACCCCGGAGGCGACCCGCTCGGCCGTGGCATCGTCCAGCCCCGCGGCCAGCGCGGCCTCGCGCACCGCGGCCTCCGCCTCGCGGCGCTGCTCCTGGCTCCAGCGCCGGGCGTAGACCGCCGCGCGCTGGCTCTGGGTGATCGGCATCGCGAGCTTCTGCAGCAGCTTGATCCGGTCACTGATGTCCAGGTCTTCCGCCGCGCGCAACTCCTTTGCGGCCCGCACTAACTGATCCGTCATCAACCGGCCGGCCAAATCGTTCAAGGCGGCGGTTGGGTCGCTGTCCTGCTCCGTGATCTGCCGCGCCAACTCCGCCATGGCGCGCATCTCGCGCATGGTGTCGTCGTACTCGTCGCGTAACTGCTTCACGGTCTCGCCGACCGCGCTTTTGCCGATGCTGTAGCCGCGCTCGGTCAGCCAGGCCGACAGGCCCACCATATCGCCCCAGCCACGGGCCGCCGCCTCCTTGCAGAAATCGAGGCGGAAGTCGGCCGGCAGCCGGTCGTACCAGGAAACAGGAGGCATCAGCGCCGCTCACGCGCCACGCCGAACACGTGCGCATCACCGCGCGCCACGTCCTCGCCGCGCTGCGTCAGCCGCGCCACCGGCACCGCGTCGCCGAGCACCGTGACCAGTCCGGCCTCATCCAGCCAGTCGAGCAGCACCCGCGCCGCATCGGCGCTCACTTGATGGCGCAGCGCCCGCAGCGCCTCGCGCACCCGGCTGAGCATGGCGGTTTGCTCCGGCTCGCCCAGCAGGGTGTTCAAGACAATGCGGCGCTGATCCTCGATCAACGCCGCGCGATAGTCCAGCGGCAGGGTGGCCATCTAATCACCCGCCCGCGGCCCGTGCTGCATCATGTGCGTCTCCAACCGATCCATGGCGTGCGAAATGCCTTCGAGCAGACCCGTCATGCGCCCGATCTGCCCTTCGAACACATCCATCCGATGATGGGCGCGCGCAATGTCATCATGGGTGACGCCAGTCCGCCCCGCGGTCTCCAGCGCCACAATGCGCGCGATGTGCGAGGCGCACTGCCCGGCCGGCACACCGCCCGCCTCGATGCGCGTCAGGCGCTCCATCACGTTCGACAGCCGGGTATCCAGATCGGCCCGCAATGCCGCCAGGGTGGATGCCAGCGAGCTGTCGCGCCGCCCCAGCGAGGCCCAGATCGCAATCGCCCCGCCTGCCGCGCCGGCGACGCCAAATTGCAACCAGTCCGACGCGATCTTCACCCACTCCGCGCCGGGCATCTCAGCCTCCCAGCGGCGCGATCGGCTGCGCCGCGCGCAACCGGCCGACGAAGGCCAGCAGACCTCCACCCAACGTCACGGCCTGCATCGCCCCCCGGCACAGTGGATGTGGATAGAGTCGCGACGGACGCGGTTGCGTCTGCCAACTTTCGAGGCGGCGCCATCCTGCTTGGGGTCGAAGACGACGGTGCCATCACCGGTATCCAGCGGTACAACCTGGAAGAATGGGTGATGGACATCTCACCGCTCCCTCACCAGCCGGAACCCGAAATAGCCGCTGCGAAAGTCCTCGGACAGGCCGACACGGCTCGTGGTGCTGGCCTGGGCCAGGTCGTCCTTCCAGGCGCCGCCGCGCGCGACATGGCGCGAGCAGTCGGCGTCCGGGCTGTCGTGGGCGTCGCGCCAGCAGCTTGAGGTCCATTCGGTGACGTTGCCCAGACTGTCATGGAGCCCGAAGCCGTTCGCACGCCGACCGCCGACCGGTGCCGTCTTGGCGTAGCCGTCGTCGCAGGGCAGCGGATCGAGTCCCGGTCCGCCGGCCTGGACCGAGGCCGCGTCATGCAGGTTGGCGAAGGTGCAGGCGCCATCCGGGGTCAGCGGCTGGGAGGCCGAGTTTGCGCCCTTGGCCGCGTACTCCCATTCCGCCTCGGTGGGCAGCCGCCAGCGGGCGCCGTCGGCGGCGGACAGCCAGTCCGCGTAGGCGACCGCATCGGCCCAACGGATGCAGACCACCGGAAGCGCATCCGACGAGGCATGGCGGGCGTCGTCCCATCGGCTATCCGGGACATCGACGAAGGCCCCGTCCTGCCAGTCGAAGCATCCGGCGGGTGGCTGGTAGTCGGTGGCGGCGACGAATGCCCGATAGTCGCCGACGGTGATCTCGGTGGCCGTGATCGCGAAGGCGGGCATGTCCATCCGGGTCGGCGGACCCTGACGGGGGGCGTCGGCACCCAGCACGAAGGTCCCGGGCGGAACCTTCACCAGGAGGGGGTCGGCCGCCGCCTGCATCGCCAGCAACAGCAGGGAAAGACAAACGAATTGCCCCTGAGAAATTCTATGCTCCATGAGGCCTCCCCGGCGCCGGCGCCAGTTGATCAGACGATGGCGGCGCGGATTCGAGCTGACCGACGATCAGGCGCGTGCCGCTGCGGAAGGTAAGATAGGCCCAGAACCAGTTCGCGATCACCGCGACCCGGTTGCGCACCCCGACCAGGAAGAAGACGTGTACGAGCCCCCACAGCCACCAGGCCAGGGCGCCGGAGACGCGCAGCCAGCCCAGGTCAACCACCGCTGCCTTGCGGCCGATGGTGGCCAAACTGCCCTGGTGGCGGTAGCGGAATGGCCCGGGCGGTGACCGTCCGGCGACCCTGGCGGCGATCACCCCCGATCCGCTCCGGCCGCGAGCCACCGCGTTGCCGGCGAGGCCACCACGCCCGCGGCCCAGAGCACGGTGCGCGCCGCGATGGCGCTGCCGTCGACCGCCACACCCTGGGCGTCGATGTCCGTCACCCGGCTCTCGATCACCACCTCGACCCCGAGGTCCTGCAGGGCCCGGGTCGCGTGGGCCGAGAGCGGTTCGGGGAAGGTCGGGAGGATGCGCGGACCGGACTGGACCAGGATCACCCGCGCCGCGCGGGGATCGATGCGGCGAAAGTCCCGCTCCATCCCGAAGCGAGCCAACTCGGCGATGGCCCCGGCGAGTTCGACCCCGGTGGGACCGCCGCCGACGATGAGGAAGGTCATGAGGGCGGCCCGCTCGGCGTCGTCCTCGGTGGCCTCGGCGCGCTCGAAGGCCAGCAGGACGCGCCGGCGGATCTCGGTCGCGTCATCAATGCACTTGAGGCCGGTGGCGCAGGGCTCCCAGTCGTCGCGACCGAAATAGCTGTGACTCGCCTCGGTGGCCAGCACCAGATAGTCGTAGGGCAGCGAGCGGCCATCCATGATGACCGCACGGCGTTCCTTGTCTACGCCGGTCACGGCGCCGAGCAGCACCCCGGTCGACGCGCAGCCAGCGCGCCACATCGTAATGGAAGAACTGCTTGGACCAGATCATCCCGGCCAGGGCCTGACGCAGGATCCGGTGGTCCTCGGCGGAGGCGGCGGGCAGCAGATCGGCGTAGAAGGCGTCGGCGTCGGACCGGTGCGCCGCGACCACCGCCTCCTGCATGGCCCAGGCAGCACCCTCGGGCGCCTCAACGGCCCTCATGGAGGGCCGCGCGGCCGCCTCCCCGGTCCCGGCCAGCCGGTCGGCAACCCGCAGGGCCCAGGCGACGATCGTCAGGGCCGGGTTGACCCGACTGGAACGCGGCAGGATGAGGCTGGGCCACCAGGGCGACTCGTTCGGCGCCAGGCCCCGGACATCGCCCCGGGAGTCACTGGTCGGGGATCCGGTGGTCTCCCCGGCCAGTGCACCGCCGGTTGTCGCGATGAGCAGCGCCGGCGCGCCTAGGGTATGAAGAATCATGCCAATCGCCCGCCCCGAGCACCGGTCGCGAGGCTCATGCCCCCATCCACATAGAGCGTCGCCCCGGTGATGTAATCCGACTCGTCCGAGACGAGCCACACGGCGGCGCGACCGACGTCCTCGATGATGCCCAAGCGCCCGAGGGGGATGGACTCCAGCAGCGCGGCCTCGGCCTCCGGCGTCGCCCAGGAGGGGCGGCCGGTGCCGGTGCGGATGGCCCCTGGGCAGATGGCATTCACCCGAATGCGGTAGGGGGCCAGTTCCTCGGCCAGGCTCTGCACGAGCCGCAAGGCACCGCCCTTCGACACGGCATCGCTGCCCTGGCCCGCCCAGCCGGGACGATCGTGGACCGCCGCGATGCAGAGGATCTTACCGGCGCTGGTCCCGGCGGCAGAGCGGCCGTTGCCCGACGCACCGGTCGCGGCCTGGGCCTGTTCCGTAAAGCGTCGAATCGCCTCGCGCGCGCAGAGAAACTGCCCGGTGAGGTTGATCCGTAGCGCTCCCTCCCAGTCCGCCAGGGAGAGGTCGCGCACCGGATGCTCCAGTCGCATTGAGCCTCTAGCGGTGTCCGCAACCCCCTGAACTGAAAAGCCGCCCGGCGGTGGAAAACTTTCGTTTACCCCAGCCCGGAACGAACAATCAGTCAGTTGCGCGGGTGGGCTGGGGCGGCGGGCGAAAATTCNCCCCAGCGTAGCGGCGGGGTCGTGCAAAAAGGCGGCCGCCAAGGGATCATATCGTTATCGAGACGATCCTTTGCAGGAGGACCCCATGGCGGCCATTGAACCGAGCTTATTTGACTGGCGCGATGTTGACGCGCGCAGCGACCTGGAGCGGTTGTAT